AATATTTCCAGTTATAGTTCTATTTGGATTTTTGAATTTAAAGAGTTGGTCAAGTATGGCTTCAATTGGTATTGGGGTTTTATTGATAATCTGGATCTTTGTTGAAATCTTAATTATTGGTTATATGTTGTTATAGATGAATATCAAACAGGTAAAGCAAGAAGTTCAGTATTAGATGCTACACAGAATGTATCTAATCTTAATTCTTGGAATATTGAGCAATTAGCTAATTTCTCAACATATGTTTTTATTCCCTCTAAAGATGAGATAACTGGAAGATTAGCTAGAGATACAGCTGAATTATTAAGATCTTCTTTATATAAAACACTTATTAATGCACAATTTAATACTGGATTATCTGGCGGATCACCAATGAGCAACATTACCCCTACTTCTGATAATATAATAGGATATTCAGATAGCTATTATATACATCAATATCAGTGGCAACAAATTAATCAAGTAACAGGTGAGGATGTCTTTATAAAACCTGTTACAAGAGCATTTAGGAACTTAAACAATAAATTTATAAACGAAAGAGATGAAATAATCATTAATGATGATTATAATTTAGATGATGAACCAATATAAAATTAATTAAGGTTAGTATGGCGGATAGAAAATTAACAGATTTAACAGAAAAAGTTAGTGGAAGTTTATTAGAAACTGATGTCCACTACATGGTTGATACTACTGATACAACATCTGATCCTGCTGGGACTTCTTATAAATGTACTTTAGGGTCTGTTTTTGATGCTTTGCAATCACAAAGAGGAGGAATTGTAAATGGTATAGCCACATTAAACGGATTGGGTAAATTAGATGATTCACAATCTCAGAATTCTGATATTATACCATATGACAATTCTACAGGATTCTTAGAAGCTTTAGATACTAAAGTGTCTTTAGGATTAGATAGATTAGCAAATTTTATAGCTACAACTGGACAGGTTAAGATAAATACTGGCAATAGCGTTCAACCAACAACATCAAATACAACAACTGGTGCTGGTGTTCCGTCATCTGAACAATTATTTAATTATGATCTGCCACTATCATTATCTTCTTCGCCAACTACAACATGGCCAAGAATGGAAACAAGTCAAATTGATTCATCAATATGGGATGATACTAATATAAGTTTTTTAGAAAATAAGTCATTAGGTCAAACTCATGTATGGAGATTAATTATATCTTATAATAAACCATCATCTACATCATCAAAATTTGTAATTAATATTAGATTATACAATCCTTTATCTGGTTTTGAATTAATAGAATCTACATATATATCAGAAGAAACTGACAGCGGTAGTTTTTCTGTACAGTTTATTACTATTGCAGATTCTGCAAGCTTACCATCACCGATTGGAACAGGCAATGGATATCAAATATCAACTAGCATTGTAGGAGATAATGGCAGTAACTGCGATATTACCTTAGAATCTATTACAAGAATAAGTTTATTTAATGCATATGTTGCACCATAAATATATAAATATAAAAAATATTAAGATTTAGATATGATGTTATTTAAAACAAATAAGACTAAAAAAATTAAAGATTTGGAGAATAAAGTACATTATCTTGAATCTAATATAAATAAGAATTTCGATGATATTTTTGATGTATATGGTGGTAGTTATTCAAGAAATAGTAATTATTCTCTATCAATTAAAAATGCAATTACATTGTATAGAGAATGTTCTCCATTTTACATGGTTGTGGATAAAATAATAAATTCTTATGCTGAAATACCATTTAAATTATTCGATACTAAAAATAATGAGTATGTAGAAGACCATCCAGTTTTAGATTTATTGAAATCTCCTAATCTTGATGAAACAGAGTTTTCGTTTAAAGAAACATTAGCATCATTATTTTTAATAACTGGTAATTCATTCTTAATGTGTACAGGAGATATTAATAGTCAGCCATTAGAAATATTTAATTTAAGTCCATTATTTTTAAGCCCTTTTCAATCTTCATCTTCTATATTTAATATGTACCCTAAATCTTGGCAATATTCAAATATGGGAAGTATTAATTTTGAAGCAGAAGAAACCATATCAGGATTAAGATATTATAATTCCAATGATAAGGAGCTATGGCATATTAAAAAATTTAATCCACATCAACTATATAGCAGCTTCTTTGGTATGAGTAAAGCTTATCCATTATTTAATGAAATGGAATGTTATATGGCTGGGTTAAATAATAATGCTGCACTTCTTAAAAATGGAGCTAGACCATCTGTAGCATGGGTTAATAATAGAGGTGAAGAATTAACAGATGCACAGTTTGAAAGAATAAAGAGAGAAGCAAGAAAATATAGCGGATCAGATAATGCTGGTTCTACTCCTGTACTTGATGGTATGGATATTAAAGAAATGTCTCAAAACAATAGAGATATGCAGTTTAAAGAATTACAAGATGTGATGTTATCAAGAATAGCTAATATTTATGGTGTGCCGCTGGCATTAATATTAGATTCAAGTATGACATTAAATAATCTTCAAACAGCAAGATTACACTTAGATAAAGATGCTGTTATACCTTTAGCCAAAAGAATAAATGCAGAATTAACAAGGTTTTTACTGCCAAGATATGATGACTCTGAAAATTTAAAATTTGCCATAGATGTTTCTGAAATAGAATCATTAAAGCCAGAAGTTTTGCAAAATTCATTATTAATGAAACAAATAGGAGTTAATACTATTAATGAAATAAGGTCAAATAATGGATATTTGCCAGTAGAAAATGGAGATGATTTAACTTCATCATTACCATTTACATCTGATATTGACTCGCAAAATGATGATGATAAAGAAAATGAAAAATATTATCATGATTTTTGCGAACATATGAAAAAAGAAAATTTAACTGATGATGAGATAAAAGCTCTATGGGTATTAAGCAACAGCAAGTAGATACTGCTTTTAAATTGCGTCACGAAAATAAATTAAATAAAGATTTAAATAGAATTTATAATATAATAATTGACAATGCTGTAGATAATTATTCACAAACTAATAAATATAAAAATTTAGATGAATATAATCATTTAATATCATCAGTTATGTATACTAATTGGATTGAAATACGCAACAGATTCATAAAAGTAATCAATAATATGATGGTTAATACTAATACATATAACCAACTAAATAATATAGCTGATAATTCATTTTCTTATATAAATATTAAAGATTTATTGCAAGAAATTAGGAATAATTCAATAAAAGAAAATACGATTAATATGAATAATACTGTAACACAATCTGTATCTAGTATATCTAGGACAAATAATAAGCAAATAGCTGCATATTCATCATTAGGATTATCAGTTGCAGAATTTAAAAATAAGATATCTGATATATATAAAAATAGAATACCTACTATATCTACAACATTTGTTCAATCAGCATCTGAAAAGACTAAAAGTGATTACACAAATTCTATTAATAACAAATTAAAAGAAAATAATAATCGTCAAGATTTAACTAAATCTTGGGCTGCTGTATTGGATGATAATACTAGAGAGGCACATGTTATAGCTGATGGTCAAACTATCTCTATTGTAGATTACTATATGGTTGATGGAGAGTTTCTGTATGAGCCTGGTGATACTAGATTCTCAAGTATTGGGAATACTATTAATTGTAGATGCTCAAGTTTAATAAATTTTTAAATATTATAAATTATTATTTAATATTATAATATTTTATGTGATAATGTTTATAATTAAGAGGTGCATAATATACCATGTTAAAAAAAATAAATGTAGATTTTAATATAAAAAATTATTCATTAGATGATGATATTTTTACTTTTGAGGGATTTGCATCGACATATGAAAAAGATCTAGATGGTGATATTATTGTAAAAGGAGCTTTTGGTGATTCATTATCTCAAAGTATACCTATCTTATATCAACATAACCATCAAGAGCCAATCGGTATTACAATTTTAGCTAAAGAAGATTCAAAAGGTTTATACATACAAGCACAATTACCAAAAGATGATACATTAGTATCTGGACGTGTTATACCTCAAATGAAAATTGGGAGTATAAAATGTATGTCTATAGGATTCTCTGTTAATAGGAAAGATATAGAAGTAAAAGCTGATGGTAGGTATCTTAATAAAGTTAATCTCAAGGAGATATCATTAGTTACATTTCCTTCAAATACTGGATCAAAAGTAAATTCTTTTAAGTCAGAATTAAAAGATGTTTTAGAATTAAAAAATAAAAGAGAATTAGAAAAACACCTAAGAGAATTAGGAATGTCTCGTAAAGCAGCACTATATATTTCAAGCAAAGTAGATTTTGATGAAGATATAGACGCTAAAAAAAGCATAAACAAGATAGACCAATTAATTAGGATTTTAGATAATGGAAGAAATAAACAAAAAACTTGATGATTTAGGACAAGCAATTGAAGCAAGTCAAAAAGCATTTGATGCTGGCATAAAAGAAACGTCAGAAAATGCAGCAAAAGCTGCCGCAGATATTGCTCAAGATCTACAGAATTATCAATCTATAGAAAAGTCTAATGAGGAAAAGATTAGCCTTTTAGCTAAAAAAATTTCAAGATTTAGTGGTTCTAATGAAGAAGCAAGAAAAGATAAAGAAAACTCATATAAAGAAGCATTTGCTAAGTATTTGAGGAAAGGAGAGCTTATTAATGATGAAATGCATGGCGAGATTATAAATGATTGCATTGTTAAAAATTTTATTGGCTTGGATGAAAACGAAAAAATAGCTATGACTAAGTCTTTAGTTGCTGGTAATAATCCTGATGGTGGTTATTTTGTAAGACCTGATTTTTCCAATCAGGTGGTTACTAGAGTTTTTGAAACTTCACCACTAAGACAGTATGCTAATGTCATTACAACTAACAGTGATGTTGTTGAAATGCTTATTGATGATAACCAAGCTACTAATGGTGGTTGGGTTGGAGAAGTAACTGAAAGATTAGATACTGCAACTCCAGAAGTTGGTAGACTTAGAATAGCTGTTCACGAGCAGTTTGCACAACCTCTAATTTCACAAAAATTAATTGATGATGCTGGCTTCGATATTGAGTCATGGCTTAATTTCAAAGTTACTGACCGTTTTTCAAGAGATGAAAACACATCATTTGTACTTGGTGATGGTTCACAAAAACCAAGAGGATTTTTAACTTATCCTGATTATACTACAGAACAAAAGAATGATGCTTATGGAGCATATGGAAGAAAAGCTATAGAGCAGATAAGCTCTGGAGTTAATGGTGAAATAACAGCAGATGGTATTAAGAATTTACAGAATAGTTTAAAAGAAGAATATCAACCAAATGCTGTATGGACTATCAGACGTAAAAACTTTGAACAAATAATTACGCTTAAAGATAATCAAGATAGATATATTTTTAATACTCGTTTCTTGCAAGAAAGCAGAACATTGTCTTTATTGGGTAAAGATGTAGTATTTATGAATGATATGCCTGATGCTGCTACTGATAGTTTATCACTTGCATATGCTGATTTTTCCAGAGGATACACTATTGTCGATAGGTTAGGTATCAGAGTTCTACGTGACCCTTATACTGCTAAACCTTACGTTAAATACTACTCTATAAAACGTGTTGGTGGAGATGTAAGCAACTATGAAGCAATCAAACTTCTTAAACTATCAGCTTAATTATATAAGGAGATATAAAATGAGTGTAAAAGATATTAAATCACAACTACAAAGTAATGTTGCTTTTTTTGGTGCTATTGCCAGTGATACAACTACAAATGGATCAATTATTGATAATGCAAATTATGACTTAGGAGTTATGTTTGTTGTTCAATGTACTGATTATACAGATGGTACATATAGTTTTACTATTGATGAGGGTGATGATGCAGCATTATCAGATGCTACTACAGTACCTACAGAAAAAATAATTGGTGATCTATCTTCATTAGATATTACTGCAGCAAATGTTGCTGGCGATTCTCTTAATTCAGTGGGTGTATTCTCTAACAAGAGATATCTAAGACTTAATGTAGTTTCAACAGGAACGACTACAGGTGCAACTATTAATGCTATAGTAGAACAAAGTGCAGAGGTTGTTCCAGTATAATAAGGATATGTCATGAAAGTTAAAATAATTAAATATCATAAATTATCAATGTCACCAAGAGAAAATAAAGAATTCTTTGAAGGACAAATTTATGATATTCCTGATATAAAAGCTAAAAGACTAGTTGAGTTAAAGTGTGCAACTTATATTTTAGAAGATAATCATGATAATTCAACTGAAATAAAAAAAGAATTAAAAAAAACATCTAAGAAACTTAAAAATAAGGATAAATAAGAATGGGTAATTTTGCTATATATGGAACTTCTGCTAGATACCCAGATATAGCAAGTTCTAAACCATTTAAATATAGTTCTATATCAGTTTCTTCTACGCCTATAGTTGATTTAACTACTTTAAAAAATGCTTTAAATATAAGTACAGATGTTGATGATGACTTATTAAGTTTGTATCTAACATCTGCAACTATATATGCTGAGAATTTTACTAGAAAAGAATTAAGAGAAAAACAATTTTTAACTTTTAGAGATTATTTTGATTATTCAAATCAATATTATTCACCATTTACTAACTATAGAAATGATAATTTTCTATTAACTAAAACAGATATTGAGAGTTTAGATACTTTTCAATATCTTGTAGATAATATATTTACTGATGTAGATTCATCATTATATTATTTGATAGATGAGGGAGATTATAAAAGAATAGTTTTAAAAAATAATTGTCAATATCCAACTAATAAAGATAAACAATTACAATCAATAAAATTAGAATTTACATGCAATCCTAGTAATATAAATAGTGATATAATAACAGCAGTAATGATGATTGTTGCAGATCTATATGCTAATAGGGGTGATTGCAGTTGTGACATGGATAGTTTTAGCAAAAGTTATGTTAGCGGTGCTGCAAGGGGAATTCTATTGCAAAATAGAATAGAGTTATTATGAGTTGCAATAGAGTTAATATTAATAGAAAATCAATAGTGTGTACTGGTGATTTACGTTATCCGATAACTATACATGTTAGATCTATTGTTGCCCCTACTAATGTTGATTTCGATTTATCTCTTGAAAATCAAAAAGTTGTCAAAGCAGCAGTTAATATTACAAATAGTATTAATGATGTAGATGGAACAAATATTTCAAAAATAGAGACACATTCTTTTTATATCAGATATGATGAATTTGCAACTAATGCTTATTTGATAGAGTTCTATAATAAATATTATAATGTAACAAGTATAAAAGATGTTGATTTTCAACAAAGATTTTTAATACTTAATGCTACAGAGCGTGGAACTATAAATAATCAGGTAAATATAGTATGATTTTTAGAGCAGATCCTTTATTTAATAAAAATTCTATTAATATAAATAATTTAAATAAATTAACTAATAATGGCATTAGAAAAGGGTTTTATTTTGCTGGTAAAGATTTAAAAAAAGAATCAATAAGATTAATAAATAAAAGACCTAAGAGTGGTAGGTTTTATAAAGTAAGCATTGGTATCGGTGGTAAAAAATTAAAAAATACTAGGTTACATCAGGCATCAGCAGCTGGAGAAGCACCTGCTAGGATAACTGGAAAATTAAGAAAATCTATTAATTTTATAGTCCATAATCATAATTTGATAAAGTTTGGTAGTGAAATTGATTATGGTAAATATCTTGAAAATGGTACTTCTAAAATGAAAAAGAGATCTTTCTTGAAACCTTCAATATTAAATAAATATAAAAATACTACTTTATATTTGCAAAAGAATATTTTAAAATCAATTAATAAAGTTTAAGGAAATATTATTATGAGTACAGGATATCCTAAAACATCAATAAATATATTATCTGCTACTACTGATGTATCAAATTCAGAACAAAAGATATTATTTATTGGACAGAAAACTGCTTCTGGAACAGCTACAAGTTCAACACTAATAACTGATATCCAGAATGATAAAAGTTGGGATACTTTGTTTGGTAGTAATTCCATGTTAGCTGGCATGATAAGAGTTGCTAGATCAATAAATACAGTTAATCGCATAGATGCTATTGCTCTTGATGATGATGGAGGAGCTACAGCTGCTACTGCTACTATTGATCTTACAGGTACAGCTACTGCAAGTGGTACTATTATTTTTGATATAATAAGTTCTAAAGATTATAGATTTTCACTCCCTGTTTCTTCAACTGATACAGGTACAGCTTTAGCATCATCTTTAGTTAGTCTGATTAATGCAAATGTTAATATTCCTGTAACTGCTTCATCATCAACAACGACAGTAACTCTTACCGCTGATAATGGAGGAACAGAAGCAAATAACTTTGCTCTTGCATACAGTGGAAGTGTTAGTGGTATAGTAACTACACTAACTGGATTTACTGGAGGAGCTACAGATCCATCTACAACTGGAATAACTGATTTAATAGGTAATACAAGATATCAAGCTATAGTATCACCATATGCTTATGGCACTACATATCTTACTGATTTACTTGATTCAAGATTTAATGTAACAAACAATATTCTTGATGGAGTAGCATTTGTTACACAAACAGATTCAGTATCCAATATTAAAACTTTTGCTAATACGCAGAATAGTAATTCTCTTGTTATATTTTCTCATATATCAGCTGATAACGATAATCTTAAAGGAAGTATATATGTAGAAGCACCTTATAATATATCGTCATATTTTGCTGCGGTTAGATCATTCAGATTAACAGATGGTACTGATATTTCTGACTTTGTAACAACTACAAGCGCTCTAGATACTTTTGGTGGAGTTGCTACGGCGTCACTTCCATACTTTAATACACCTTTTACACAATTAATACCTTGTGATTCTTCATTATCTCTAACAGATACTGAAATAGAAGAACTTACAGAATCAGGAGCATCTGTTTTTCAAAATAATGTTACAAATACTGATGTTATTTTTGGTCAAATGGTTACAACATATAAAACAGATAGTGCTGGTAATGATGATATTAGTTTTAAATACTTAAATTATGTTGATACTTCATCAAATGCTAGAGAATATCAATTTAATAACATCAAAAAAGATTTCTCACAATCAAGACTAACTGATAATGGAAATAGTCTTGTTCCTTATAGATCAATATCAAATTCGGATCTTATAGAATCTGCTTTTGTAGGGTATTATGCAACATTATCTAGTGATAGTTATGTTTTGACTCGTGCTGGAGATATATCAACTAAGTTTTATAAAGATAATCTATCAATTACAATTGATTTATCTACTGGAACAGCTACTGTATTACAAAAAGTTCCTATTGTTACACAATTGAGAAATATAGTTAGCACATTTCAACTACAATTTAATATTTAGGAGGCATTATGGCTAGTATAATTAATGACCCGTCGGTTGTAATCAATAATATTCCAATACCTATTAAATCTAATTCAGTATCATTTACAGAGGGTTTAGGAGAACAAACTTTAAGGACTCAATCTACTGGAGGTGGAAATGTAACTCAAGTTTTTGCCGACAATATTGAAATGAAAAAGAGTAGTATTAAATTTACATTATTACCTGATTCTATTAATCCTGATAGGGCGAGGGAATGGAAACTATTAGCTAATAATAATACTATAAGCATTAGTGGCACTGATAGTATAAATCAAACATCTCTTAAAAGAACTTTTACGTCATGTTCTTTAATTAATAATTATGAAGTTAATTTAAGCACTGATGGAGATATTGAGTTGGAATTTGAAGGAGCAACAGCTATATAATGAAAGATGAAATTTTTATAAATTTAGAAAATCCTATTGAATGTCATTATAAAGGTTTTGTTAAAGAATTTAATGAATTAGTTATCTCATCTCCAAACTCTAAAGTTCAATATAGTCATATGAAATTGGAATCGGCATTTATTAGAGCTATATCGAATAATGATTCAAATGTAAATGATTCTAAGGAAGAAACAAGCAGTGATGATGAGATAGAAGCTAAACAAATTATAATTATGTTAATGATTAATAATGAAGATGTAAGCTCTCTACTTGATGAATTTAGAAAAATAGTTTTATTTAAAGGTATGAGTAAGCTTGTAAAAGATGGCGAAGAATTAGAACTAACAAGTTATATTTATGAGAATATAAAACTCGATGACTTAAAAAGGGCTTTTGGTGAATATATAAAGAATTTTATATTGGCCTCGATAAAATAGATTTAGAAAAAGAAATATTTAATCTATTATATTTTTATCGAGGTGGTGTTAGCTTAAATGAACTTGAAAACACTCCAATAACCAAAATATTGAGGTTATCTTCACATGCATGTGAGATAATAAAAGATATTGAAAAGGCTAATAAAAAATATGATAGACATTAAATTAAAATTGGATGATTTTTCAAATAATTATGATATAGATTTTAATAGTGATGGAGATTTTGAACAAGTAAATAGTTTTGATACATCAGTATTATTAAGCTTAGGAACTGACCAAAGAGCTGATAAATCTGAAATTCCAGAAGTTAGTAAAAGGCGCGGATGGATTGGAGATCAATTATATACATCATTTAAAGTTGGATCAAAACTATGGCTTTTAGAACAAGCTCGTCTTAATACAAATACAAGAAACCTATCAAAAACATATTCTGAAAATTCATTAAAATGGCTTATAGATGATAATCATTTAGATAATATAAATATTTCAACAATAGTATCTAATAATGAAAATATTATAATTAATATTATTGGTAATGCTACAAATAATAAAAATGAATGGTCATATCTATTATGGAAAAATACTGGAGATAGTAATTAATGGCAGTTACTTTACCAACTAATGCTTCTGAAATAGTAAATCGCCAAAAGGCTGATATTCAAAATGCTTTGTCTAGTAGTAATCCATTTTTAAAAAATGGACTATTAACAGCTTTAGTAGAATCGTCAGGATATAGATTTTTTGATATATACAAGTTGATAGATGTTATTCAGTCTGGATTATTCTTAGATAATTATGCAGATTTTTCAGTATTAGATTTTTGGGGTGGATTAGTAGATTTAACTTTAGGTTTGCCTACTGCATCATCTGGACAAATAGTTTTTTCAGGGAGTTCTGATGGATTATTAATTCCTAGTGGATCGATATTATCTAATGGATCATTAACATATACTACATTAGTTGATGGAACATTGGCACAAAATAGTAATAGTATCTTACAGATAACACAATCTAGCGGAACTGCTACTATAGTTTTTTCAGGAGATCATGGATTAGCAACAGGTATAGATATTACAATAAGTGGTGCAGATCAGGAAAACTATAATGGAGTAAAAACTGTAACAGTTATAAATAATACAGAAGCAACTTTTAATATAGATGAAACAACAACATCACCAGCCACTGGAACATTAACTTCAATTTATTATGTTACTAGTGTTGAAGTTCAATGTAATGATAATGGTTCAAACACTAATTTATCAAGTGGTGCTGCTTTATCACTACAAAATACAATAACAAATGTTAATAATAATGCATATGTTGATTTAAGCGGATTAACTGGCGGTACAGATACGGAAACAGAAGAAAATTATAAAGCAAGAATAGTAGATGCATGGCAAAATCCAGTAACTAATTTTAATGCTGCATCTATAATTAATCAAGCTAAAACAGTTGATGGGATTACTAGAGTATTTGTATTAAGAGCAACAAATGGTGTCTCAGGTGGTGCATATTCAACAGATCAAGCTGGATTTGTTACTATATATTGTGTAAAAGATAATTCAGATACTATAATAACTAATTCAACAGATAATTCATTAGTTAAAACTGCTATATTATCTATTGCTCCTATGAATGATGTCACAGACAATATAAATGTATTATCACTAACACCTGTTGCTATTGATTTTACTTTTACATCTATTTCACCAGATACAACAACTATGAGAACAGCAATACAAGAAAATATACAGCAATTTTTTAAAAGTAAAAATAGTATTAACGGTGTTGAAACAGGTGAAGAAGATAGGGGAACAATGAGAATTAATGATATCAATTTAGCAATATTGCAAACTGTAGATAGCATTACAGGTAAATCATTGGAAAGTTATGTTCTTAGCACTCCTATAAATGATGTTTCTGTTAATGATGGTGAAATTGTAATAGCAGGGAATATTAATTTTACATGATTGATAATATATTTAATATACTTGGTAGTAATGATGGAGGTAAAATATTTTCTAAATACTTACCTAGAGGTATTGCTTGGAATAATAAAAACAATATTAATTCTAATCTATTTAAATTATTAAATGCATTAACACTAGAAGATAATATATTAAGAGATGTACTAAATACTATATTTACTCAATTTGATGTAAATGAAACTATTGATTTTATTGAGGAGTGGGAAAAACAAGTTGGTATACCTGATGATTGCTTTAATACTAATGTACCAATAGAACTAAGAAGAAATCAGTGCATTGCTAAAATAAAAGCTAGAGGTGTTCAAACAGCTAATGATTTAATTGAAATAATAGAAATATTGGGATATTCAGCTACTGTAACTACTAGGTTTGCTATTGATTCAACTGCTGACCCTAATATAGGTAGCTATGAATTAATAATAACTTTTCTAGATACTACTATTAGCACTATATTCCCAGTATCATTCCCATGGTTTTTTGGTGAAAGTGGTTATTTATTAAATATAGAATGTTTTATAAAAAAATTAGTTCCTTCAAACTGTACAATATCATTTGGTAGAACCAATGCTCCTATTTTTCAAATTACTATGCAGAATGAAGATATATTTATATTACAAAATAGCGATATGCTAATAACTAATTAAGAGAGTATAAAATGAAAAGTATACCTACTATGATTGATGGGCAAACAAGTTTAGATGCTGATGATTTTAACCAGATACCAGATGAATTAGAGAATGCTATAACTGGATCTGGACAAACATTAAGCGATTCAGATTTAAATCAACTTGGAAAATCATTAACAAGATCATCTTGTTTATATAATTATTATCAAGATTCAGGATCAGTTAACTCGATAATTTTAAATTCTGTAAATCATCAACCATTGCAAGAATATGTAGATGGTTTACAGGTAAGATTTTACACATCTAATACTAGCACTGGTAATACAACTGTTAATATCGATGGTTTAGGATCAAAAAGTATAGTTAATATATCAGGAACAGAATTATCTCAACTTAGCATAATTGCTAATAATTACTATGGAATAATATATAATGCATCAATAGATAAGTTTATTTTATTATCTCCATTAACATCTAACAACTTATCTGATATCGGTTCATGCATTATAAGTCCTAATGGTGATATATATTCTGGATATCTGGAAGCTAATGGGGCAGCTATATCGAGAACTATATATAGTGAATTATTTTCAGTATATGGGACTTTTTTTGGGATTGGAGATGGATCTACTACATTTAATTTACCTGACTATCAAGGATTATTTTTGAGAGGTTTTGGTGGCAATTCTGATGCTATTGGTATATTACAGGATGATGAATTTAAATCACATAGTCACTCATCTACGGCTGCATTGATAGCAACTGGTGGGAATACATTAGGAGGAGGTACATCAGCTATTGATAACCGAAATATTCCAACCAATAATGTTGGTGGTGTTGAAACCAGACCTATGAATAAAGCAGTTATTTATTTAGTTAAATATATATAAAAGAGGTATAAATAAATGAAAGTATATTATTATTATTCTAATGTTAGAGATACAGATTTTCATGTTAAAGGTGAATTTATGTATGAAAAGAAAGCTACATTATCACCTCGAGAAAAGAATAAATATTTAATTCCAGCTAATTCAACAATAATAAAACCTCATTTTAAAGATGGTTATGCTTGTATATTTGATGAAAAGAAACAGTTATGGGAAAACATAATAGATCATAGAAAAAAAATTGTATTTAATATTGAAAATAAACAAGGTGTTATTGTCAATTATTTAGGGGATATCAAAAATGGCTACACATTTGAAGAGCCAATAAATATTTATTGCGAATTTAAAAATAAAAAATGGATAATTACTAAAAATTCAAAGAAAAAGGAATTAAAAGATATTATTTTAAATAAAATAAATAATATTGATGAAGTTATATATAATAGCAATAGATATCAAGTTGACAATTATTCTATATTAAATATAAATCAAGCTATCCTATCACTAGATAATAATACATATATAAAATGGAGAACATCTGCAAATATTTTAGTTGATATTAATAAAAATGATTTAATAGAAATATTAAATATTAAAACTAGAATGATTCAAGATTTAATTGAACAGCAATATGATATAGAATGTAATATAGATAAATTAAATGATGAAGATGTTAGTGATTTTATTATTAATATTTAAATAGGTGTAAAATGGCTTTTTCAGTTTCTTATAATATTAGAGCAATAGATGAATTTTCAAAAACTCTTAATAATATCAAAAAGAATTTTTCAAACTTTAATAATAAATTATCAAGTGAGTTTAAAACTTCTTCTAATTCATCTAAAAAGTTTTGTGAAAATATAAATAGTATAAAAGATAAAACTGCTAAAGTATCATCAAATTTAAAAGGAATGTCTAATAATATTAGAACTAATAATTTATCTTCTTTTAATAGAGTTGTAAATAATATAGGTAATTCAGTAGCTAATGTTGGTGGCAAAATAAAAAATGCATTTCAAGGTGGCATAAAAGGATCTGGTTTAATAAAAGGATTAGCAGTAGGTGGAATTGTAGGAGCATCAGCAGCTAGAGAATCTAGTTTAGCTCAAGAAAAATTAAGATTATCTGTTTTAGTTACTAATTCAAATGAATTAACAAGATCAATGTCTCAAATGAGAACGCTTGCTATAGAAACAAATAAACCTATGAATGAGTTAACCGAATCTTTCAGGTTATTATTAGAGCAAGGAAATTCTGCATCTCAAGCATTTTCGCAATTGAAGAAACAGATTGATATATCTGCTTATACTGGTATATCTTCGGAAGAGATAACTAGACTATTTACTAAAGTTAATCAATCAGGAAAAGTTACAAATGAAATACTAGATTCTTTAAATGATAAAGGATTACAGCTAAAAGGAATTTTAGCAAAAATGGAAGGAATGAAATTTAATACTCCTTATGATAAACAAGCATTTGATAATCTAGTAAGTAGTGGAGCTATTACCACTAAACAACTTGATAAAGCATTAAAATTATGGTTCAAATCTCATAAAGCAGCTACAAATATCTCTGAATCTTTAGCACAGACTGGAACTTTAGCACCTATAATAAAACTTAAAAATGCATTTCTAGATTTAACTACATCAATATTTCAATCATTCGCATCTACTATTCATCTTAATAGTGGTTTAAATATATTAGCTAATGGAGTTGAAAAAGTATCTAATTATTTTAGAAATTTAAATATACATCATAATATTGTTGCTGGAGGAACATCTATATTAGCAGCATTTATAGCAATAAGAACTTCTCTTATTTCTACTAAAGCGATGTTTAAAGGATTTATATCGTTAATAACAGGAAAAGGATTGCTAAATAGCATAAAAGTTTTTGGAAGCGAGTTGCTTGGGATATTTACACCATTATTAAAACTTAAAAACATGTTTGGATGGATTGGTAGTAAAATAACTGGGACAACTCTAGGTGCAGCATCTTTATTTTTGCAGCCTAATACGTTAGGTACTGGTGATACTTTCACAAAAAGACAATTTGATTTTTGGCATAAATTGCCTAAAAGACCTACTGGTAATACATTCTTTACTCCTAATAGTAAAAATTTTTTATATACTTCATTAGGATTTAATAAGCCAAATATGCAGTCAAATATTAATTCAATTAATAATAATTCAACTAACAATAATCTATTATATAATATGTCTGGATTTAAGAATCAAGAAATGACTTCTAATATTAATTTAAATATAGAATCTACAAATGCTATAGTTAAATCAATAATTAGTGAACATAAGGGGAATAACTCAAATATGAATTTAGGTGTTAATGCTTATAGGAGATAATTATGAGTGTATTAAATTCAATTAATAAGGCCTCTATTGATAATTTTGTATTCTTAGTTAATAATGATGAAACTAGAGGTGGAAGAAGACAAAGAGAATATGAATATATATCTACAAATAGACGTCAAGTTCAAGATTTAGGGTTATATCTAAGAAAATTTAAAATATCTGGAACGATAGCATATGATATTTCTATAGATGGTGATTATCTTGCTCAAAGAGATAAATTAATATCAATACTAGAGAGTAATAAGACACATGTATTAATACATCCATTTTACGGAACTGTAAATGTAGCTACTGGAATATACTCATTAAGACAATCTTTTGATAAATTAGGATATGCAGATTTCAGTTTTGAAGCTACAGAGGTATCCAATTCAATAAATAATTCTTTGCCTATATCTGGTGGTGATATTACACAAAACACAATAAATAATAATTCATCTGATGCTTCATCAAATGCTATTAATGATAATTCAGATGATTTCAATATTACAAAAAAATTTAAAGATTCCTATCAATCAGCAAAAGATATTGCCATAAATACTTTAAGATCTATTCAAGATGTCATATCACCAATAGCAGAAGATATAGATGATCTTGCTAATTTCATTAAGAATATTGAAAATGATATAGAAAATATAAACTCTTTATTAAATAATACAACATCGTTATTTACTGTTATATTTGATTCAATAACTGGAATAGATGGATTTACAAGTGATATAATAGCTGCTATTACAGGGTTAAAAAGATTGAATGAGTTTGGTAGCTCAATAAATAATTTTACTTCTCAAACCACAGATACAGACAAAAAACTTTTCTCTATAGATGCATTGAGTCCGAATATCAAAGTTAATCCAATCCCTATAACTACTCAAGACATAGAAATTAAGAATAATGCAGATATTATTATAAATTCTGTTAAGCAAGCTTCATTAATAACTCAGTATAGATTATCAACACAAATAGACTATGATACTACTAATGATATAAAACAAGCGGCAGAT